TAGAAGAAATAGCAGAACCCGTACCAGAGGAGGATATTATTGAAGAAGTTGATGAAATCAAGCCGCACTCAGATTTAAAAAGTAATGAGCCAGAACAGCCATCAATATTACCAGACGAATCAAGGGTAGTTTCTCCATCTGGACCAAGACAGGTATGATACAATATATAATAGATAATTACAAAGAAAATTTGCTGGGTATGTTATTTGCATACATAGGAATATTTTCTATTGTGGTTATGTTCTTACCAAAGAATAATATAATATCCAGAGCCTTTAAGGAGTTCGCATCAATATGTACATCTATTTTCAAAAAATAAAATTTTTATTAGCACCATTGCTATTCGCATCTATTGCATGGAGTGCTGTGCAGTTAAATAGCGTAGTATATGACTTAGAGGTAGAAATTGATAATACTTATAGTGTACCTAATTTTAACCCAGAAGGTGGAGTAACTTACTATAATCCAATGGTATTTACTACTTCGGTTGGTGGACAATATATATTTGATAATTATGCAAGCGAACTAACAGGCGGAACACAGGATACATCCCTTCTTATATACGATAACCTAGAGGCTAATTTTATAGTTGATCAACCGTTAATATTTAATGATGGTCCTAGCATAGGCTTCGGAGGAGGACAGTTAAGTACCTTTGACGGCTTTGAGAGGCACGAAGAGCCATTTAACGGAACAATAAGCCTATCTGCTAATACTACTTATGCGGCTGTATTTTCTTCTTTTTCACCAGATGCTATAGGAGTTATGCAAGTAAAGTTAACTGCACCAGCACAAATATACAGCACGGATTTAGTTGCAATACCAGAACCAAGGGACACGGGTTTACTAATAGCAATAATCATAGCATTTTTTGTAGCATTCAGCTATATGAAAATAAGGAGCGAAATGTAGATGCCAGAATTTAAAGGAAGTCAAATGAGTTTTAATTTATTGCCTGCAGGCAGAGTAGCAAAGGGCATTGCAAAAGGTGCATCCAGCGTTATTGGAGCTGTATCAAAAAGAAAAGCCGCTGATACTACAAGAAAAGTAGATGTAGAAAAATTACTAAAGGAAGCTTTTAGTGGTCCAGACAAAAGAACTGCGGCTCAAAAGAAAGCTGCTGATTCTTATTTTAAAAAAACTTTTAAACCCTAAATAATAACTAATAACCCAACAATATTATGCCAAAAGGTAAAGGTACATACGGAACAACTAGAGGTCGCCCACCCAAAAAAAATAAAATGGGTAAACGAGGAAAGTGTAAATAATGCCAAAGAAAGCAAAAAGCGGAGGTAAGATATGCCCAGAAGGTAAAGCTTGGGCTAGGCGTACATTTGATACTTACCCAAGTGCATATGCTAACATGGCGGCATCTAAGTACTGCAAAAACCCTAACTATGCAAAGAAGTCAAAAGGTGGTAAACGCAAGGGCAGATAATGGGACAACTCAAACAATGGAGAGAGCAGAACTGGGTACGCATAGGAACTGATGGGAAGATCAAAGGACCTTGCGGAACTTCTAAAGATAAAAAGAATCCTGACCGATGTCTGCCTAAAAGAAAGGCTCTTAGCCTATCGCAAGCAGAAAGAGCAAAAACTGCTAGAAAAAAGAAAAAAGCAGGATCCAAGGGAAAAACAGTTGTAGCAAATACTAAAAAAGCAAAAGTAAGAAGTTAATGAGAAAAGAACACAAAAGTAAAAAAGGTGGTCTTACTGCGGCTGGCAGAGCTTACTTCAAGCGTAAAACTGGTGCTAACCTAAAGCCTCCAGTTACAGAAAATAATCCCAAAGGTAAAAACAAAGCTCGTAAAAAATCTTTTTGTGCTCGTATGTCAGGAGTTAAAGGTCCAATGAAGGACAAAAAAGGTAGACCAACTAGAAAAGCTTTAGCGTTACGACGCTGGAAATGTTAATTAATGTCAAGGTACTCAACATATGGTCGCTTAGATAATCGCATTGAAAAAGAAGGCGATGTGGGTTTTGTTGGATTTAATAATCGCTTGCGTCCTGATCAATTACAATCTGGTTTACTTGCTGATGCTCAAAATATTAGAATAGATAGAAATGGGCAAGCACAAGTAAGAAAAGGCATTGATCTAATAACTAACCCATTAGTTGCTGGTTCTTCCGCATTAATTCTTCCATTTTATTTAGTTGCTAATGATACATCAGTTACTGTAAATAGAAATAATAGCGGAGAAGTAGTTATTACTAATGTTAATGCCGCTAATTTTTCTACAAATGGAACAGTTAATATAACTGATGTTACGGGTCTTAACCCAGTAGTAAATGGAGATAGACCGTTTACCAAGAATAGTGATACACAAATTACTATTTCTGATCAATCATATAGTGGAACTGCTGGTGGAACAGCTACAGTTAAATTTGGTATTATTAATAATGATGCAGTAGAATCTATATATGGATCATGCTCATTTTCAGACCCAAATTCTGCTGGTAGTCAATATATAATTTTTGCTTCAAATGGAAAAGCAATAGCTATAAATATTGAAACACTTGTTTCAACAGATATTGTATATCCAACTGGATTTAATATTTCTGAAGAAGCTTCAATGATTCAAGCTTTTAACAAAGTATTTATATTTAGAAATGGTAAAGAAGCATTAGAATGGAATGGTTCATTTAGTGGTACTCCAGCTTTTACAAAAGTACAAAGTGGCACATATTCACAACCAGCTTTACTTACAACCCCATCTAGTGGTTTCTCTATAGCTAATAACATTGCAACCGTTGATTTAGGATCAACCGCACATAATTTATTAGAAGGAGATATAATTAAAATATTATCATCTAGTAATAGTACTTTGACGGAAGGAGATACTTTTGTTGTAGCAACAATTGTTGACGCAAATGAATTTAAGTTTTTTGTTACTGCCGATAATTTAAGTGCTGCTAGTAACATAACTCCAAGGTTTTCAAGAAGTGCATCAGTAGGAATGGGGTTTACCCATATGCCAGCACCACCATTTGCTGTGTACCACCAAAGAAGGCTATTTATGCCTTTTAATTTTACTGTAGATTCTGGTTTAGCAAATCAAGGAACATTTACATCAAGAGGAATACTAGATGAAGTTATTGGTTCAAGAGTACTTGATACTAATACATACGATCAATTTGCTTCTCAATTTAGATTTAATGCAGGTACATCTGATTTTGTTGTAGGAATGCACTCATTTACTGATGATAGCTTAATTGTATTTAATAGAAATAGTATACATTTAATTCAAAATACTACAAGTCTTGGATCATCTAGCAATAAATTACTGACTGACGAAATTGGATGCGTAGCAAGAGAATCAATAGAGCAAGTAGGAAATAGGATTCTTTTTCTTTCGGACAATGGAGTATATGGAACTGAGTTCTTGGATGAGTACAACCTTAGGGGAACTCAAATTCCACTAAGTGAGCCAATAAATTCAACAATTGAAAGAATTAATAAAAATGCTAAATCTAAATCTGTTTCTGTTTATTTTGACAATAGATATTATTTAGCAGTACCATTAGATACCTCAAGTAAAAATAATGCTATATTAATTTATAATTTTCTTAACAATCAATGGGAAAGTATTGACTCAGTCAAAAGCACAAATTTTAATATTAGTAATATGTTTGTTGTTGGCGAAGGAGATTCAAGGGGAATATATATAATAAATGACTTAGGTGGTATTTTTAGATTAGATGCTCGTAATGATGATAAAGATACTATTGTTTCTCAAATTGGCGGAGCACAAGAAAATATTATTATTCCAGCATCAATAACAACAAGACAATATACTGTAAAAAGTCTTGATAGAAAAAAATGGAGGGATTTTGACTTTCATGTTCAATCAAGTGATGTTAATGTATCTGACTTTGATATTGTGGTTGAAACAGAAAATCCAGATTCTAGTGATGTTTTAGGAAAACTTTCTGATTACAATACCCCAAAAGAAACAGAAGAAATCTCTACTGACGGAAAACTAGATATTGGAGAGGATGTATCCATCCGTGGTAGAATAGGTAATAGGAGAGGTTACGGAATACAATTTACAATTAATAATACAATAGGCAGACCCATGATACGAGCAATAGAAGTAGAGGGTTCAACGGCTATGAGATCAACAGATAAAGCAATATAATGGCTATAATTACAACAACTCAACAATTTGCTGAAGGTAATCAAGTTACTGCGGCAACATTAAATAATATTACTAATAATGCTACGTTTGTTAGTACGGTAGTAGATGGTGTTACGACTGCATTGGATTCTGTTAGTGGTGTAGCAAATTCAAAAATTATAGTTAGAGATGGAGGTATAACAAAAGAAAAACTTAATTTAACTGCAACTGGTGTTTCTCAAAACATAGCTGTTTTCAAAGCAGTACAAACAATTTCAGGTACTGAAACTGACCGATCACTAAATATAAGGACTCCAGCCAGTACAACCGACGCTAACTCCCCCTTTGAAATTGAGACAGGCAATGCATTTAAATTTATAGTTGATGATCATACAGTTACCATTAATTCCGATGGTAAAACAATATTTGGAAATGGCAGTATAGCTACTCCTTCATCTCAAGTAAATATAAATACTGACGATAATTTAGGAAGCACATCAGGAGACACGCAATCAATACTTGCATTATCTGAAACAGCAGGAAGTAATCTTGATAATTTACTTTTTACCTCACAAAGAACTGCTAATGGTTCTGATTTTTCAACAGCTGCCCATAGAATCCAAAGAAAAGTTGATAGCACCAAAATGGGTTACATTCAATTTGGGCATCATAGTGCAACAAATGGTAACACTATAACTTTTGGAGAAGATGAAACTGAGCGTATGCGTATTGACGCAGAGGGTCAAGTAGGCATTGGAAC